CCAAAATGTAACAACCTACGCAAAATAAAAATGATAGCAGGCCCCTGGGATGGGGCCCGCTACCATAACCTTTCTTCGCGGCCACTTGACGGGGGTGGCCAGCAACCACGCCGATGTGGGCCACTGGTGGGATCGCTACGGGGTGACAATGACTGATTTTCGGGCGGACGTTGCAAAACTGATGTGGTCCACTGCTAAGCCTTGGTATCGGGTGCGCAAATCATGGGCCGACAAAGATAGTCAGATCGGCGCGTTCGTGGATCTGAATAGGGCTATAGCTGTGTGCCCCGCTGGATACAGTGTGTTTGACCCCACCGGAAAACCGATTTACAGTAAAGGAGAACCACAAGAAATGACTGAAGAAAAAGTGAAGGAAATTGCCAATGAAGCAGCACACAACGCGGTGGATCAGCTGATGAAGGGGGCTGGCACGGGCGATAAGCCCGCTAAGTGGGCGACGGAGGCTGCAGAGTGGGCGAAGCAAACTGGCCTGATCCAGGGCATTGGCGGCGGCGATTATGCATGGAATAAGCCCGTAACGAGGCAGGAGTTGGCCGTAATCCTCTATCGACTCCAGACCGAAAAGCGCTGATAATAAAATAAGCAAAAAGAGCGATGCCTGTGCAACATCGCTCTTTTTGCTTGCGCAGTTAATTTGTTTCAATCCACAGTCGCAAAATGCGACTGACTAGTTATAGTCCCATACCACGAACAAGAGACGATTGGGAACTACAACTAACATCGATATTACCGGATGGCATATCCTATGCACGCATATTGTAGCACACTGCGCGGCGCGTGTCAAGAATTTTTTTTTTTTTTTAAAAAGCTCTTGACAAAATCGGAAAAATCTGATATAATAAAAGCACATCGAGGGGGACGGCAAGCCCCTGGAGAACTGGAGGGAACGAAAAATGAAAAAGAATCTTGAAGAGATGAGCGTTAGCGAAATTATTGAGGCCTGCGGGGTCTCCCCGGCCCCTGCTGGGCAGATTTACGTTGCCCGTGTCCCGGCGGAGATCTCGAGAGCTGCGGCACAGGCTTTCTTTAAAGCCCGGAAGCCTGAAATCGTGGCAGAACTGCAGGCCCGTCGCGAGGCCGAGCGGGCGGCCCTGCAGGAGCGGCAGTCAAAGATCGACGCCATCGAGGGGCTCGTGGAGATCCAGGAAGCCCAGGAGAAAATGAATCAATGGCACAGACGCTTTAACGCGTCCTTCAGCGGCCCCAATGCTTGCGGAGGTTTCGGCGTTGGTCCCCGCCCAAACGTGGATATCGACGCGCTGAAGGCCAAATACCCCCGCGCGGCGGCCTACCTGAAAGCCCGGGAATGGGGATGTGCTGCACACTACGTGAAGGCTAAAGCAGGCCGCGACGCGGAAGAGCGGACCATCAATGGCGAGGACCACGCTACAGTGATCGCGGAAATGGAAAAGTCCTGGGATGCCTACTGCGACGGGAAGGCGTGGGACTGATGCGAAGCGCCGGGGGGCCAGTCCCCCGGCAAATTTTTTTTTGCGTAAAAGGTGCGGAAATTTCAGAAAAAGATCTTGACAAAATCTGAAATTTCTGCTATAATAAAAGCACGTTAAGGGCGACAGCAAGTCCCCGAAAAATAGGAGGAAATGAAAATGAAGACCATCAAGACATACGAAAGCTTTAACCACCGCCGGTACAGCAACCCTTGGGTTGCCCCAGTGCTCCCCGGGACGACAAAGCCCGACTTTAGCAAAAAAGTCGGCGGATACACCGGCGCATATGGCAAAGGTGAAGCCGGGAATCTGTACGTGTCCGACCCCGTTGAAGGCCAGGTGTACACCTACGGCCAGAAGGACTACCGGGGCGGGAAGTCGGATCGCGGGTACGTCCGCTACGAAAGCGGCGAGTTCCACGAGGTGGACCCGGCTGAGATTGGCTAAAAATTTCAGGTTTTTCCGAAAAAAGCTCTTGACAAAATAGGGAAAATCTGATATAATAAAAGCACGGTAAGGGGGACAACAAGTCCCCCGGAAAATAGGAGAGTACGGAAAATGGAAAAGATTTATGTTTGTGGGAAAAGCGTAGTTGTTGACGACGACAGACCTCATCTTTTAGAGCGGGATCTGCGAGTTGAGGGGACTGTAGATGGGGTCCCCGTGGAGCTAAAATACTTTGTCCCCTGGGCGGATCATTCCGGGGGCCAGTACACATGGTACCCGGCCAGTCCCATTGGCATAGGCCTATCGTCTGGGGCCTTTTACCGGGAGTATGAAGATAGGCCCGACTTCGAGGGCATCGAAGCGTGGATAGAGGATGCTGATCAGCAGCTGTCCCGCGAATTCGAAGCCCGGCGGCCCAGGAACTTTATCTTCCACAGCCGGGAAACTACGCTTCCAGACGGCTTTCATGTCCGGTCAGGCTATGTCTCCTTCCGGCTGGCAGGGGAGATGTACCATTCGTCCGGGTGGGCAGATTTCGGCGACGACAGTTGCCTATATGCCTACCGGAAAGCACCAGACGGGCACTTCCAGAGAGAAGAACTCTGGGAGAGTGATTTCGCTGGGCGAGACAGAGACGTGCTCAGCGAAATTGTGAATCTGCTTTATAATGATTATTATGAAGTAGATCCGGATCCGTCCCCTTCCGGTGTGCAGGTACCCCCAGAGCTGGTGGAGGCTTTGGGGGACCTGCTGGACGATGGAGATGGGAGATTCTCCATCGTGACCGCGGACCACACCGCAGGGCGGGAAGAGAATACGAACGGTGGCGCGTACGTGCGCCGCACACAATTCCTGTACACCGGCGAACATCGATATTACGTTCGAGAGGTGTGGAGCTGTGATGGGGACCTCCGCCCAATGCCGGAGTGGTACCGGGTGAACAGCGGGGCATTTATCCGGGAGTTCGTCGAAGCAGTTCGGCAGAATGCCGAGCTGGAAGACTACGCCAACCCAGCTCTGGCAGAGCTTGCCACGCGCCTCGAAAGGGAGGAAATGATACTATGAGCCATGATTATAAATCCCCCCGGCGCGGCAGCCGGGGGGCGACCCGGGCTGCACAACTTCGAATTGCGGCCGGGCTGACACAAAAAGAGCTTGCAACCCGCGCGGGGGTGTCCCTGGCAGTGATTCAGGGGATTGAATACGCCGACCGGCAGCCACGAGTTGATTCGCTGCAATTGGTGGCTTCGGCCCTGGGAGCTGATAACCCCCTGGAGCTGCTGGAGCCTGCAGAGCCGATCCCGGTAGACACGGCAGAACCGAGCGAAGCAGACCGAATCCGCGCGAAGGGGTATCGAGGGATCCATTGGGATCGGGCTAACCGATCCTGGGTGGTGGCGTTGCGGGCCGGGGGCGCATCCCACCGGTACGGGAGCAGCAAAAATCTGGATGATGCAATCCAGATTTGGACAGCTGCAAAGGAAAAAATGAAAGGACAGCATTAAAATGCAAAGATTTAAATTAAACTTAGTTTGCTACGGGTATGAGTGCGATACATTATTTTTCGGGGTTGCCGCGGACTTTTACGGCAATGCTGAGATCATCCCCGGGCCAGAGTACCAGGAGTATGAGTGCCTATACGAGTACCGGGTGGCGGTGGTCCCCACGGTCCCTGGCCAGACAGAGCGGGACCGCCTGCGGAACGTCCGGGATCAAATCGTGCTGGACTTGATCCGGCGCGGCCTAGCGCATTGGGTGGCTAGCGACGAGCCCGGGTGCTCGCCGGATCTGTCCCTGGCCCCCTAAAAAAATTCAGATTTTCCGAAAAAGCTCTTGACAAAATCGGAAAAATCTGATATAATGAAAGCACGTTGAGGGGGGAC